AGTAATTACTCTTCCATTTTCGTCTGTCCAGTTTGTATCCTTCATGTGTTGGTCACAACGCTCTCCCACAACCATCCATGAAATAGTGTCTGTGCAAGCATTGTCTTGTGCAGTGATTGTCAGGATGTTCCCAGAAACAGAACCTTTAACCGCAGTCCAACCAGATTCGTTTGTAGTGAAACACTGGGTATTTGTGTTCAACAGAACAAAAGTGCCTTCTGTCATTCTTCCTGCTGCGTCTAAGTTAACTGTTGCAGAACCGCCCACCAAATCAACCGTCCCACGGTAAATTAAATCCGCTTGTGGGCCTTCTATGAACGAATGGACTAAATTATGAGTATCTTTCTTCGCCGGTAAAGGATGATCAATTTTAAATGACCCAGAGCCTTTACTAAACGATCCAGAGGTACTTGCACCACTACTTGTAACTACTAAACGGTCTGCTCCTCCAGCCCTGATATTAACTTGGTTTACAGCACCCCTAAGTACGCCCGTGTCAGTATCGTTGCTAAAAAGATACCCGGTTGCGTTACAAGTGCCGCCAACAGTAAGAGCTGCTCCAGAAACTGGGGCATTCATAATGCCTATAGCATCATTTCCAGCATCTAAAGTCAAAGCATTAGAATTGCCAAGAGACTCTATACGAAAACCTATATCTTGACCATTCTCATTAAAAATAGCGTCCTTACCTAGTTGGAAAACCTCGCGAGTTGTCCCATTAAAAACAGCATCAAATCTTATTGCACCAGCTTCTATCCCATTAGTAACATCATCTGAAAAACTAATCATCCTTGCATACTGAGTCATGCTTCCAGCACTGTCATTGCCGTGGAAACGTATATCTCCTAAAACATCTCCGTCTGCTGGGCTAGAACTAGCTTTTTGAAAAATAAAAATACTGCCATCGCCACCAGTGTTGGTGTTATACATTCGCGCTACTGTATTAGTTCCAGAGCCGTGAATAGAAAATGCGTCACCAGTTTCTACCGTTGTTCCACCTATGTTTACGACATCATGTTCTGCATCAACGAACAGCATATTAGCGGATCCAGTTGACTCAATTCTTGTGTCTACATCCTGTGCATCTTGGTTCAGAACTATTGACCCACCACCATTAAGGATTAAATAATCCCTAGAAGTGCCGTTCATTAATACTTTAAAATTTAATCGTCCGTCTTCTGATCCGTTAGTTGCATCGCTAATAAAACCAGCGATTAGCCCATAATCTTCGCCATTACCAGCGTTATCTCTACCGTGAAAAATGACATTACCAATCTCGTCATCACTTGCACCTGTAACTGCCCGATTAAGTTTCAGATTAGGGCCAGCATTAGCATCAGTGTCTGTACATTCTAAGGTAAGATTTACACCGTTATCAGCGCGAGTCATTGTGACTTCACCGCTATTATCAAACGAAGCAAGAGTAGTTACATTAGAAGCACTACTACTATTTGAACCATCAGCATAGTTAATATTAAGAGAACTGCCTTGTGCCGTAATGAAGTAGTCTCTAGTTTGACCATTATCACTTAATGCTATTGCTGGGTTATGTGCACCATGTAGATATAAAACGGTATCTCCATTTGCATACGATACTGGAGATGATGTAGCCATGCCTATAACAGATTTATATTCTCCATTAACGAAGAACGCATGGGTATTTAAGTCTGACTCCACTCTGAAGTCTGCGTCTGCTCCTGATTCGTTAAAGACGGTTGACCCGTCACCATGAACCGTAAAAAACTCAAGCGAGTTATCAAGATTCCTGACAGTAAACGACTCATCACTTGAATTACTACCAGCCCGAATCATCAACCCAAAGTTTCTTCCTGCTGTGGCTTCGTTATTACGGACAAATAAAGCAAAATCGTCATCCACAATACCGTCTGCTGGGTCGATTGTTACCTTTGCACCAACAGCCAAAGTGCTTGCCATATCTACAGCACCGTCTATGTCTACAACATCAAAATTACTGGTTCCCGAAACGTCAATACTGGCTGGGAAAGCTACGTTGCCAGTGCTATTACTCAGCGTCATTGACGCTGTGCCGTCGTTGGCTTGTATGTTCGTCACCTTCAAGGTGGTGAACTCTGCCGCGTTGTCGAAATCTATTTTAGCCAGGGCATCCACTACAGCCGCACCACTGCCAGCGCCATCGAAATAAACGATCTTTGTCGCTCCGTTTTCGATTGTTATGTTCGCGCCTGATCCCTGAGACAGAGTGATACTCTGGCCGCCGGTAGTGTTATTTTCTACATACTTCACCTGATTAAAGGTGTTCGGTGAGAACGTCAAAGTTCTGGTAGCAGTAAGTGAAACGCTACTCGTGATCTTCAGATAGCTCGACTTCAGAGCATCTAAGCTCGCGCCATCATCTGCAAGCGTGAGCGTTGCATCGGAATCAGCCGTTAGCTGGTGAGTGCCAAAACCAAAAACAGAAGCCACATTGGTTATTGTCTGATTGAGTAGATCACCCCACTGCCCAGAGTTACCGCCGCTCTCCTGTAGTCTTAGTTTTAGTCTTGAATCAAATGTATCAGCCATCTTTATGCAGCCTCACTCCAAGTAGTAGACGCAGCGGGTTGAGCCGTGTAGCTAGTCGCCGCGCTAGATTGTTTTGTATAGGTCGTACTTGCGGAGCTATCGGGCTCCCATTTCTCCCGACCATCGATTGAAACGGTCGAAGAAGCACTGATCGCAACGGCAGCAAAGTTAACCTTGCAGC